ATGGTACCATACATGATTAATTTACAAAACTATGGCAATTAAAAAAAATGATTTCAGTTCAGTTAGGAAAAAATTCTCAACTTCTGCAAAATACAAACCCCAAAGATTTTTTGATTTGGGTTCTGACTTCTTAGATGCTGTTGGATTACCAGGACCTGCGATTGGACATTTAAATATGTTCTTAGGTCACTCGCACACAGGAAAAACAACAGGATTAGTTAAAGCTGCTGTAGATGCTCAGAAAAAAGGTATCTTACCTGTGTTTATTATTACAGAACAAAAATGGAGTTTTGAACACGCTAGACTTATGGGTTTTGAATGTAACGAGATTGTTGATGAAGAAACTGGAGAATTAGATTGGGATGGATTTTTCATCTTTAATAATAGCTTCAGTTACATTGAGCAAATTACAGATTACATTAATAGCTTGTTAGATGCACAAGAGAAGGGTGAATTAGATTATAGTTTATTGTTCTTATGGGATTCAGTTGGTTCAGTACCTTGTAAGATGACTTGGGAAGGAAAGGGTGGAAAACAACACAACGCGTCAACACTTGCTGACAAAATTGGTATGGGTATCAACCAACGTATTTCAGGTTCTCGTAGAGCGGATTCAAAATATGAAAACACTTTGGTTATTGTTAATCAACCTTGGGTTGAATTACCTGACAATCCATTTGGACAACCAAAAATTAAGGCAAAGGGTGGAGAATCAATTTGGTTGAATTCATCTTTGGTTTTCTTATTTGGTAATCAAAAGGGTGCGGGTACAAACAAAATTACTGCAACCAAAGATAAGAGAAGTGTTAAGTTTGCGATTAGAACTAAAGTATCTGTAATGAAAAACCACATCAATGGTTTGGGTTATGAGGACGGAAAAATTATTGTAACACCACACGGATTTTTGGCGGGTAAAGATGCCGCTGAGGAGAAGATTTCTATTGAAAAATACAAAACAGAACATGCGGAGTATTGGAAAGAAATCATCGGTACTGATGGTGATTTTGATTTGAAGGAAGAAAAAGAAGAAGAATAGTTTATTGTTTCACAATTTAATACACAAAATGTGGTTAAAACATTATTAGTTGATGGTTCCAATTTAATAAAAATTGGATTCCACGGAGTAAAGGACTTATATAGTGACGGAAGTCATTTAGGTGCCATTTACCATTTTATAAATACAATACGAAAATTCCTAGAAGAACACAACCACGATAAGGTTGTTGTTTTTTGGGATGCCGAAGATAGTTCACTAACTCGGAAAACAATTTACCCCCAATATAAGGCGAATAGACGACAAGATATGAATGAATTCAAATATGAATCATATCTTACGCAGCAAAGTAGGGTTAAAGAATATCTTGAAGAAGTATTCGTAAGACAAGTTGAAATAATTAACAATGAGGCGGATGACCTTATTGCTTATTATTGTCAAACAGCGATTGATGAAGAGATTATTATTTTCTCTGCAGACAAAGACCTAACTCAATTAATATCAGATAGGGTTACGGTTTATTCTCCAAACACAAAAGAATATTATAAGAATGGTGATAGTATCCTTATTAACAAGGTTAGTATTCCTCACTATAATGTTTTGTTATGTAAAATATTCACAGGGGACAAGTCAGATAATATTGATGGAATAGAGGGATTGGGTGAAAAAACTTTAATTAAATTATTCCCCCAATTGCAGGAGAAACCCTGCACTATGGACGAAATCTTGGATAATGCACGAAATATCCCGCAAAAAAAACCTATAAAAAGTTTATCAAATATTTTGATTGGTAAGACAAAATTGTCTATACTTGGTGAAGAGTATTATAATACAAATAAAAGAATTATTGATTTGAGTAATCCGTTGATTACTGATGAGGGTAAGGTTTTAGTTGAACAAATATTAACAGACACGATTGACCCATCAGACAGAGGATATAAGAATTTAATGAGGATGATGATGGACGATGGACTCTTTAAGTACCTACCAAAAAACGATGATGCTTGGGTTAAATTCCTAACACCATTTATGAAGTTAACAAGAAAAGAAAAAAGACACACAACAAAAAAATAAAATATGAAAGAACAGGACAGTACTAAAATGGAATTCTTGATGACGCTAAACGATAATATCGTAGTTCAGAGATTCTTTAATGTTAGGGGATTTAACCCAAACGCAAAAAATTCGTTGGAGTTATATTATTTCTTTAAATACTTTAAAGAGGAACTCCAACAACACTTAAAAATGAAAACGGTTATCTATATGAGTGATAATATTGATTCTATTATGAGTGACCCATCGGTGATGAATACTTCGTTTACCGAAGGTGCGGAAGAATTTAATATTTATATCAGAATTGGAGACAAGACAATTTGTCATAGAAATTTTGATGGAAAATTGTATCCGCCAAAAGTTCGTTATACGGTTGATGTAAGACCATTTTTAAAAGACGCTCTAAGAGATATGACTGACATTTTTTCAGCAGAAAAATTAAGTTACAAATATTTGAACTTTGAGTTGAACAACTAACTATTTAATTAAACAAGGGAGCGAACAACAACATATGAATAAGAATTTTGATTACTTAGGGAACACATTTCAGATACAACTTTTAAACCAACTTATTGTAGATAAAGAATTTTCAACATCAATTATGGATGTGATTGAAAGCACTTATTTTGATAATAAGTACTTTAAAATTATCTTACAAATGATTAAGGAGTATCACACGAAATATGAGTCAACCCCTAACTTTGAAACTCTTGACCAAATCGTTAAATCTGAAATTTCACAAGAACTTGTTGCTAAAATAGTTATTGATACTATTAAACAAGTTAAAGAGGCTCCATTTGAAGGAAGCACGTTTGTGCAGGAAAAAGCATTGAAATTCTGTAAACAACAAGAGTTACAGAAGGCAATGGACAGAGCACAAAAGATTATTAACGAAGGTGATTTTGAATCGTATGACAAAGTTGAAGGACTTGTTAGAGAAGCCTTACAAGTTGGAGAAAGAGACACGGGTATCACCGATATCTTCTCCAACCTTGATACGGTTTTAGATGACGATTTTAGACACCCAATCCCGATGGGAATACCAGGGATTGATAAACTACTTAAGGGTGGACTGGCAAAGGGTGAGATAGGGGTTATATTGGCTCCAACAGGGGTTGGTAAGACGACAATCTTAACAAAGATTGCAAACACAGCGTTTAATCTTGGATACAATGTTATTCAAATATTTTTTGAAGACAATCCGAAGATTGTTCAACGTAAACACTTTACACTTTGGACAGGTATTGAACCAGATAATCTTGTTCAACACAAAGAAGAAGTGATTAGTAAGATTAACGAAATTCACGAAACAATGAAGAACGAGTTAATCTTGAAAAAACTTCCTTCAGATTCTATGACTATGATGCAGATTAAAAATCAACTTAGAAAATTGATTGCTGATGGTACAAAACTTGATTTAGTTCTTTTGGACTATATTGATTGTGTTGTTCCTGAAAGTTCAAGTAAAGATGAATGGAAAGCTGAAGGTTCAGTTATGAGACATTTTGAGGCGATGTGTCATGAATTAAATTTGGTTGGTTGGACTGCAACACAAGGTAATAGGTCATCAATTTCTGCGGAAGTTGTTACCACAGACCAAATGGGTGGGTCAATTAAGAAAGCACAAGTTGGTCACGTTATCATATCCGTGGCAAAAACACTACAACAAAAAGAAATGAATCTTGCAACAATTGCAATCACAAAATCACGTATCGGTAAGGATGGGGTTGTATTTGAAAATTGTAAGTTTAATAATGAATTACTTGAAATAGATACAGAATCATCTGTAACATTCTTAGGGTTTGGAGAACAACAAGAAGAAAGAAAACGAGATAGAGTAAAAGAATTGTTAGAAAAAAGAAAACAAAGAGAAAATCCTCAAAATAACATAATTTAATAAAAATAAACAAAAGAATAGAAATATGGACGCATCACAAAAGATATTGTCAGAATTAACTGTCTACATGAAGTACTCAAAATTTGTACCTGAATTGAATAGACGTGAAACGTGGGATGAATTAGTTACCCGTAATATGGAAATGCATATTAAAACCTATCCATCATTAAAAGATGAGATTAAAGAAGTGTACAAATTTGTATATGATAAAAAAGTATTACCCTCAATGAGGTCATTACAGTTCGGTGGAAAACCAATTGAAATTTCTCCAAATAGAATTTACAATTGTGCTTACTTACCAATAGACCATTTAGACGCTTTTTCTGAGTCAATGTTTTTATTATTAGGTGGTACTGGTGTTGGGTATTCAGTTCAAAAACATCACGTTGAAAAATTACCTGAGATTAGAAAACCAAATCCAAATAGGTCTAGAAGATTCTTAATTGGTGATTCTATTGAAGGATGGGCTGACGCTATTAAAGTATTATTCAAATCATACTTTGGAGAACAATTATCATCGCCTGATTTTGATTTTTCTGATATTAGGGCAAAAGGTGCTCAATTAGTAACCTCAGGTGGTAAAGCACCAGGACCTCAACCATTAAAAGATTGTCTTCATAAATTAGAAAGTATGTTAAGTGCAAAAGAAGATGGTGAAAAATTAACTCCGATTGAAGTTCACGATATGGTTTGTCATATTGCTGACGCAGTTCTTGCTGGTGGTATCCGTAGAGCGGCACTTATTTCTTTATTCTCGGCTGATGACCACGAAATGATTGCGTGTAAATCAGGTTCTTGGTGGGAAACCAACCCACAACGTGGTAGAGCTAATAACTCTGCAGCTTTAGTTAGACACAAAATTACAAAAGAATTCTTCTTAGAATTATGGAAACGTGTTGAGGCTTCAGGAGCAGGTGAACCTGGTATCTACTTTACAAACGATAAAGATTGGGGTACTAACCCTTGTTGTGAAATCGCATTGAGACCAAACCAATTCTGTAATTTATGTGAAGTAAATGTTTCAGATATTGAATCTCAAGAAGATTTAAATGCTCGTGTTAAAGCGGCAGCATTCATTGGAACATTACAAGCGGGATATACAAACTTCCATTATCTTCGTGATATTTGGAAAAGAACAACTGAAAAAGATGCGTTAATTGGTGTGTCTATGACAGGTATTGGTTCTGGTGTTGTATTAGGTTATAATATGAAAGAAGCCGCAAAAATTGTTAAAGAAGAAAATACAAGAGTTGCTGAATTAATTGGTATTAATAAATCTGCTCGTATGACAACAGTTAAACCTGCAGGAACAACATCATTAACTTTAGGTACGTCATCAGGTATTCACGCTTGGCATAATGATTATTATATCCGTAGAATCCGTGTAGGTAAGAATGAATCAATCTATACTTATTTATTGGAAAATCACCCTGAGTTAGTTGAAGATGAATTTTTCCGTCCACACGATACTGCAGTTATTTCAGTTCCACAAAAAGCACCTGAAGGTTCAATATTAAGAACTGAAAGTCCATTTCAACTATTAGAAAGGGTTAAGAAAATTACACAAGAATGGATTAAACCTGGTCACAGAAGTGGTTCAAATAGTCATAATGTATCGGCAACTATTAGTTTGAAACCTGAAGATTGGGAATTGGCTGGTGAGTGGATGTGGGATAATAGAGATTTTTATAACGGTTTATCTGTACTTCCGTACGATAATGGAAGTTACATTCAAGCTCCTTTTACCGATTGTACTAAAGAAGAATATGAAAAATTATTTTCAAAACTTCACTCAATTGATTTATCAAAGGTTATTGAACATAGTGATGAAACTGATTTGAGTGGTGAGTTGGCTTGTGCTGGTGGAGCTTGCGAGATTAGATAATAAACTCAATCAAAAATAAAAAAAAGGAATATGTATTTTTTACATATTCCTTTTTTATTTATATAATACTATGATAAGAAATTCTGAAGATTGGATATTCCAAGAACACATAAAAAAAATGATTAAATCTAAAGATAACCCAACTGACTTTTATTGGGAAGATGGAAAAATGATAATGACAGAACATCACCATGCGAAACGAGGTAGTTGTTGTGGAAATCAATGTAGACATTGCGCGTATGAACCCAAATATGAAAAAGGGTGCACTACACTAAAAAAAGAATAACACTATATTTATTAACAATGGCTAATGGTACGACATATGGATTAAATTTTCCTTTTAGAGATTCTAGAAGAGGGGATTACTTAGAGTTAACCGAATTTCAAGCACAGGAAATTAAGGCTGACTTAATACATTTGCTTTTAACTAGGAAGGGCTCAAGATATTTTTTACCACAATTTGGTACAAGATTATATGAATTTCTTTTTGAACCATTTGATGGTTTAACATTTAATGCTATTGAATCTGATATTAGGGACGCTATTGAAAATTTTATGCCGAACTTATTAGTTAATAGTTTGAGTATAACACCAGCAGACCCACAAGAAGAGGTTGACATAGCGACAGGACAGAATTCGTTAGGAACAAGTGAATCATCAGTTTATAGATTTCCTGGTAAGGGAACATCAGAATATACTGCAAAAATAAGATTAGATTATTCTACAAATGGTACAACTTTTGCTCAGAGTGATTTTGTAATTATCAATATTTAATAGAAATGGCAAATAATAAAATATCGTATACCGTAAGGGATTTTCAGGGAATAAGAACTGAATTATTAAATTATGTAAGGACTTACTATCCTGAGTTAATTCAGGATTTTAATGACGCATCAGTATTCTCTGTGTTTCTTGATTTAAACGCTGCGGTTGCGGATAATTTAAATTATAATATTGACAGAAGTATACAGGAAACCGTATTACAATATGCACAACAAAGGTCATCAATTTATAACATTGCAAGAACTTATGGGTTAAAATTACCAGGACAAAGACCATCGGTTTCGTTGGTTGATTTTTCAATCACGGTTCCTGCGTTTGGTGATAAGGAAGATGAAAGATATCTTGGAACATTACAAAGAGGTTCACAAGTGGTTGGTGCGGGTATTGTTTTTGAAAATGTTTATGATATTGATTTTGCTTCACCATACAACGCTCAAGGTTTCCCAAATAGATTAAAGATTCCAAACTTTAATGCTAACAATGTTCTAATCAATTATACAATTACAAAAAGAGAAGTTGTTGTTAATGGTATTACAAAGGTATTCAAAAGAGTTATTGGTGCAAATGATGTTAAGCCATTCTTTGAATTATTTTTACCTGAAAAGAATGTGTTAGGTATTACAAGTGTGTTATTAAAAAATGGTACAGAATATACCAATACTCCAACAACTGCAGAGTTTTTAGGATTAGATAATAGATGGTATGAAGTTGATGCTTTAGCCGAAGATAGGGTTTTTATTGAAGACCCAACAAAAGTTTCAGACCAACCTGGTATTAAAGTTGGTAAGTATATTCAAACACAAAGTAGATTCATTACTGAATATACACCTGAAGGATTTAAGAAGATGACATTTGGTGGTGGTACAAATACTGCCCAAGACCAATTGAATCAATTTACCACATTAGGAACAACTTTAGAATTACAAAAATATTCAAATAACTTTTCATTAGGGTCAACCTTAACACCAAATTCAACATTATTTATTCAGTATAGAGTTGGTGGTGGTTTGGCGACAAATTTAGGTACAAATGTAATCAACCAAATTGGTACTGTTTCATTTTATGTTAATGGGCCATCTGAAACAACTAACTCATCAGTAGTTAATTCTTTAAGATGTGTTAATACAGTTGCCGCTGTTGGTGGGGCAGGAATTCCTTCGTTAGAAGAAATTAGAAATTATGTGTCATTTAATTTTGCTGCACAAAAAAGAGCAGTAACAGTTCAAGATTATGAATCTTTAATAAGAAATATGCCAGCTGAATTTGGAGCACCAGCTAAAGTTTCAATCACAGAAAACGATAATAAAATATTAATTCAAATATTATCTTACGATACATCGGGTAAGTTAACCAATCTTGTTTCAAATACTTTAAGACAAAATA